TCACCGCCCTGCTCGCTGATCGGCGTTGGGTCAAAAACAACATCGCCGCCATATGCCCTGTGCGCAAAGCCATGATAGGCGGACTCCGGCGATACCGTGCCGCCGAGGGATTTAAGCGGCGTCTCATACCCAAAACCACCAGTTTCGTCCATCCCGGCAGGGGGTGTGTATGGTTCTGGTGTTTTATTCCACTTGTCATACCCGGCTTTGGCGAGCGTTCCCAATCCAGATCCAAGCCCTTTCATAAGGCCAGCATTCGGATCTTTCATCTCCGGCGACGACACAAACCCCGGCGTGCTGGGGGCACCCTTGCCCATTGCCATTTGCGACGTTGGGATAATGGCCGGTATCTTATGGCCCATATACTCGCCGGTACCAACGCCAGCGCCGGGCACGCCGCCCCCCGCCATGCCCTCCCGCATTTGCCGGGCCATACGCACCGCATTGCCGACGATATCGCTGCCGACACTGCCGCCATCGGCTTTGTGGACGGCATTTCTAGTCGCCAAATCGTAATTAACAGTCTTAAGGCCGTTTGATTCACCGACGGCTTCAGGGTGTTTGCGTTCGACCTCTTGAGCAATCAACCCTATCTGAGTATGGGGGTCGCCCTTGTAATTGTATTTGTAGATTTTCTGGCCGTCGTTTAGATGACCAACCGGCTCAATGTTTTCTTTGGCGCGTTTGTCGGACGATAAGTAGTTGCCAAATAGCGACCCGCCGCCAGTAACAGGCATTGCGGCAATAGATGTTGCCAGCCCCAGTCCTTGCATCCACGGATTAGGCTGCGCTGGCGTAGTAGTGGTCTGACCAGTATTGGTCGTGGTGCCGCCCATCTGAGAACCAACGCCCGTGCCGAGACCAGCCTCAAACTGGAGCATCTGCGGCGTCCAAGCTTGCTGCTGCAAGAAATTCTGATATGGCACGTCTAAGTTCTGTTGCGCGAGTTGCTGCTGTTGCGCGCCCGTTTGCAACTGAGCCTGGGCACCCATAAATGGAAGCTGCATCGACTGTGTACCGAGACCGGATTCCAACTGCGCGCCGGTGCCCGCAGCCGCACGGTTAGCCTGAGCCTGTGCAACGGCCTGCGTATAGTTTTGATTGTTCAGTCCGGCCAGCGTCGAGGCCATATTCATATTCTGCTGACCGCCAAGATTTGCCTCCGTGACCGCCGCCCGCGAACCGCCAAAAGCGCCCTGCTGCGCCTCTGTGCCCTTCAGAGAGGACATCTGTTGGGCGTTCTTCTGGCCCATCTGAGCCATTGTGGCGTCGATGACCTGCTGCTGATACGGGTTCATCGCGGCGTTAATCTGGCCCGGCGTAATCGCCGAACCCGCCTGCTGCGCGAACTGTCCCGCCTGCTGCATGTAGGGCTGATAAGCCCCCTGAGCCTGATTGACCGTGCCCATGGCGGCCAACTGGTCCGGCGTGAACTGCGCTACCCGCTCCCCACCATAAACCGGGGCATTCTGGTTTTGCTGAACATAACCCTGCAACTGGTTGAGAATATCGCCGTACAACGCCCCCGCTTGCGCGTTAGGCGCGCTTGTCGCGGTGCTGGTTTGTTCGGTTTTCTGTTGGCTGCCCTTGGAACCCATTTTAGTGGCTTTCAATCAATGCCGCAGCGGGCGGCGGATATACAAAAAACGCCCCGGCGGGTTTTCCGAGACGGCGCTCATAAAGGCGGATTTTGGCCTCCGTGCGCGTGTTTGAAATGACGCCGATGACAAGGCGGATGTCATCCGTGGCGCATTTTTTAGCAAACTCAATCAACGACTTAGCGTGTTCAGACTTGCGGTGATCCGGGTGAACGTAGTTGAACAGTTCTTCCAAATGGGGCTTTTTGCTGTACCAGAAGTTAGAAATCACCATGTAGATGATGCCTTCCAGTGCGTCTTTGGCCCCGATAACACCGATAAAGCCCTGCTTGTTGAAAGCCTTACGGATTGTATCACGAACCATGTCGTCATCCAACGGGAAAAGGCCATTTTCCTCGTGCAGCATGCGGCAAAGCGCCATAATCCCTTCTTCGTCGTCTGGGTTAGCAAGTCGAACAATGGATTGCGCTGTCATCGGGTTTCTAATCCTTCGCTGGGCCGGGAAGATTTTTAAGCGTATTTATCAGTTCTTTGCGGGTTTTAATCACCCACTTGTCTAGCTCATTATGGCCGCGATTGATGTCGCCTTTGCCGTATTTCTTAACGGTCGCCGGGCTCAGGACGTATTCGCCGCCGGCGGCAATGATCGGCACTGGTTCGCTAATGTCGGCCTCGGCGGGGAACCCGGCAACATTCTCAAACATATCCTGCACCTTTTTGATACCGGCCAAGGTATTGCCTTGCCCAAGCCCCGAGACGATATCGGCGGGAATGACGAACGACCCGCTTTTTACGTCCATCGGTATCTTGTCGGTGCGGCCCGGAATGTGGGATACGATGGCGCCCTCGTGCGTTGCCGAACCGCCACGGGCCATTTTTGCCCTGCGAGCTGTGTCTAGGGCGGCGGCCACGGCCTGGTTCTGGGGATGACCAGCGGCGATCATTTCCCCGATATTGGTGGAAATCGCGCGTTTCGTGCCGGATTTAATCAAAGGCATGGTCGGTCCTTAAGCTGCCGTTGTGACGGCGGTCCACGTTGTGGAACCATTGGTGTTAACATATAGTCGGTCATTTGTGGTTGAGCCGTCCGAGCGCAAATATAGCGACCCTTTGGCCGCTGAAAGTACAGCATTAGGAGTGCCTGCTCCAAAAAACACACCAAAACTGGCAGTGCTAGATACCAAGAAGCCCGGAGACCCAGCACCCGAAGCCGGTATTGCCGTGCCACTTTGTGCCGTGATCGACCCGACCGCAGAGACGGCTTTCGTCGACGCAATGGTCAAAGCCGCAGTCAGGGAGTTCTGCGTTGTTCCGGACGACCCCGCAGGGGCCACTTGGAACACAAGAGACCCGCCCGCACCCGATCCTGTGCCCTTTGACCCGCCGATCGTAAGGTTTGCGCCAGCGGTGTTTGACGTGCCCGCAACAACAGATTGCCCGATTATTGTTTGTGCTACTGGTGCCGCCGCATCCGCCGCGCCTATCTGCAACGTAGCCGCCGCCGAGCGCGTCAGGATCAGGTCTGTTGACCACTGCAACGCGGACGACGAACCCAACTGCGTGACGGCATTGTTAAACGTATTTTTACCCGTCCACGTCGGCGCGATTGTCTGATCCAAAGCCGGAGCTGCGTCACTTCGCATGAACGTCGTAGCCGAACCGTTGACGGCAGACAGACCAACGGAGGCGCTGGGGTTGGCGCCAACCGTTAACAGCGTGGAATTCAAAGCTTGAATAAGCTGTGACAGATTTTTGTTAATGTTGTTCGCGGCTGTAACAACGTCATCTAATGAGGCCATTTTACACCTTGCCGTCTTGCGCGTATCGCACACGCACGTTGCCAATACGCCAGAACGATCCTAAATCAGACGATTCAAACTTCATCGCCACAAGGCGCGCCCGCATTCGCAGGTTTATGTATTGCGTGGTTGAGTTCATCGTGAAAGGGCCAAATGCGGTCGGCGTGTCTGTCGGATAATCCGCACCGTAAACCGTGACTTGAATACTTGCCCCTTGAGAGCCGCCATATAGCCCGTATTTGAAATCCGGCCAGATCAAGTCAATGAACGTTTTTTCGTGGGCTTCGTTGACAACGAAGTAACCAGTCTGCATAGACGAGACGATAGCCGACCCCGCCGCGTCTTCCGTCGTTTCATGCTGCCAGATGTAAGAATCCGGCGAAGCGGCAATCGGCGGTCCCAGAACGGACTGGTCAATCCATGCCGTGCGCGACAGAACGCCGTAATCCCATGTGCGCTCAAGAGTGTTGTATTTAACGTATCTGTTTGGCTCGCCCGACCCGGCAGACGCCGGGAAAAACCACCACACTTCGTTGAAAGACGTGTTGGCGCAGGCAACAGTCTTGTAGATGTTGGCGGTGTCGACGTTCTGGAACACATAGTCCCAAATCGGGCACGGGATGACTTGAACACCGGACCCGCCAAACATGAAGAAGTTGGACTGGCCCATCCAGTACACGTTACCGCTTAATTGACACGCCGCATGTTTACCGGCGAGGCCGCAGTTCGCGCCGACCTTGGTAAAGCCAAACACCAATGGATAACCGAGGTAGTTCATTGACCACATATCAAGGTCGGTCCAGATCAGGCCGTTCTGCGGACCCTGTATGCCGCCGACGATCTTTGAACCTGTCGGAATGCGGTATGAACCGGCTTGGTTTGTCGTAAGTGGCGTCCAAGCCTCAAAGTCGCCAATGTCGGACCATGCGACCAATAGCGGGTCTTGCTGCACGCCGATGTTCTGCGCGACCGTTGACCCGTATGCCACAAGGATTTGCTGCGGCATTGAGACGAAGATGCCCTCGTTGAATACGGGCGCGGTGAGGATGTTGACTAGCGTAGTAAACCCGCCTGTGGGGTTCCAATAATAGATACTGCCGCCTGCGGGGCATGCAACAACGTCCTGTCCCCAGTTGTCTATCGTCCAGTTTGTGGCGCTGATAGGTGTTCCTGTTTGCGTACTGGGTGTGATACCAAACCCATATGTGCCGCTGCCGAAACCTATGTTTAGTGTGTGCGAGCCAGAGCCCGCGCTGCCCGCAACGATTGCAGCGCCGCCGCTAGCGTTGGATAATGTAGCAATAGAAGATGTTGAGCTATACGCCATGACGCCGGAACCAGCACCCCCAGCGACAACAGCCGCCCCCCCAACGGTTAATGATACAGTGATCGTTGACGATGATGCGCCCGTTAAAATGTAATATGTCGTCCCTACGGTAAACCCAGTTGGCACTGAACCAGTGAAAGTAACGGGTGTATTTACCGTTGTTGGCAGATCACTGACAACGCCCGTTATATTCGCGGATGAATTTGTAAATGTTACAGAAGACACCCCGGTTGGCAGAGTAAAAAACGTATTGTTATACGCCATAGTGCCGGAACCACCCGCACTTCCAGCGACAATGGCCGTCCCGCCAACGGATGCCGCAACGGTGATCGTTGACGAGCTTCCGCCGGGAAGAATGTAGTATGTGTTCCCTACGTCGAACCCGATCGGCAATGCGCCCGTGAAGGTAACCAGCGCCCCCGCAGTTGTGGGCAAACTTGCCCCATCTATATTTGCCGACGAATTTGTGAATGTTACCGATTTGGTCAACGGCGCAAAGTTTGTCGGCAGAGTGTTAGTCGTCGTAAACGAACAAGGCGTACCGCCCGTTATTGGTAATGTTGCGCTGCTACTTTTTATATTTGACGACCCGTTTACAAAAGTAACAGGGACGGTTGTTCCCGTACCATATGCCGCGCCAGCCGCCGCCGGGCCTGCCGTGATCGTATAAAGAAGCTGCGCCGCTGCGCCATTCATAGACACGGTGCTGCTTGCAGTGGCCTGAGCGTTGCCAGTTATGGTAAATTTGTCTGCGTCGCTCGCAACAGTGGCGACGTATGAACCGACAATGGTTATGCCATTAGCTGTTGTCGCTATTGGAAAATTGATAGTATCGTTATTTGCAAGGCCGTGTGCCGTTAGGCCAACTTCAACGACAGCAGAGCCGGAAGTTGTCTTAAACGTCGGCACCGCACCGCCATTGTTAACGGTGGACGTTGCGTTTTTAGCCGCCGCGATGGTGTAGCTAGTTGCTGAAACTATTGGCGCAATGATTGAGTAAAACCCGGACAGAATAAGGCCACCGACCGACACTGGCGTGTTAAAATAGACGCCATCGTATATGGTCGTCACGCCGGTTAGCGAGGCGTCGATGATAGTGACTAATTTAGGGTTTGGCTGCGATGTGCTTGTAGAAAAATTAACCGCCGGGTTTGTCGTGACTTGTTGCGGCGTCAACACGTTGACAGCGCCGGATGTAATCACGCCGAATGACGACGTTGTACCGACCGCAAGATGGCCAACTGAGTTCAGGTCTTGCCAAGCGTGAAGCGCGCGCGGAATACCAGCGTTATAGAAGAAATACTGCGCCCACCCGCCAATTTTTTGAAACAGGTCGTCACGAAAGCGCCCGAATGCGCTTTGCGATATGCCTGCCTCGTTCAGCGTCGGTGTTTTTTCGACGTTGACGCCCGGTATTAGTTTGACGGATTTGATTGGCATTATGTTTTAATAAAAGTCAGGCCCGCGATGGCCGTGGGTTGGACTGTTGGAATTGCTGTCCCGCTACCACCTAGCGGCGTCGTGCCGGTCATTGCAGGTAATGTAGCAGCAGCAATATTAAGAGTGTTTTGCGGTCCAATTAATTGATTGGTCAACGCACTAAAGGAACCGCCAGAAGCAGCGCCACCAGTGTTAGACTGTAGAGTACCCGTATGAACGTGCGAACCCTGCCCCGACGCAATCGCCGTCGCGAGCGTAACCGCCGGGAGGTTTGCCTGTGCAATTGTGACGTTTGCCGCACTAGAAACCGCGCCAACGGTTGCGCCGTTCAGCGGCGACGTCAGCAGCGGCGTTGACGGAAACACCGACACACGCGCCCTGTTGCGCAGGTCGGGAACGTTGAAAGTAGTTGTTCCGTCGCCTATGCCCCATGTCGTGCCGATGGCTTGATACAAGTAAGGGTAAGTTGTCCTAGAAACCGCAGATCCATCGCAAGTTATCCAAGGCAACTGCGCCGTGGTGCCGTTGCTAGTACATCCCGCAAGCCAAGCCGGGGCAGTGCCGCTCGCGTAGTCCCAATATGTGCCAGGGTCTGCCGGATTAAGAAATTTAATGCCTGGTGTCGAACTTGTAATATCAACATAGATTTGCGACGTCTTACCTTGCGGTATGCCGATAGTCGCATTAGTGCCGGATGCAGTCGTAATCATAACATAGCCGCCGACTGTGCGGTTATCTATATTCCAATATCCAGAAACGTTTGGAAACGTAACGATAGTTTGAACCGTCAACGTTCCGGTAAGTTGTATTGTGCCATTTTGAGTTTGAGATTGAGACAGGTTAGTCGTTACACCGTCCGAAAGCGCGACGCTCAATACCGTGCCAAACATCTGCGTAATGTACGCAAAGTTATTATTAAGATACCCGCCCCACGTTGACACGTCCGAGCCAACTGTTGGAAGAATAAGACCGCGACTGTTTGTAGTTGACATGGTTTAAGCTCTCGGGATTGAGGTTTCTTTTTGCGGATTGCCGGACGACCATCCCCAGCTTTCAAACCGCTGGCGGGCCTGTTCGGTCTGGGCGGATACCTTGAGAAGTTGATATTGCGATTCCCACGATTGCGACATGCGCGGATCGTCGGCCTGCGAACCAAAGTTCCGCATGTAGCCGGATGCAAACACCATAGACGCCGCCATGAATAGGTCTGGCACATAAGTGGTCAGAATTGTCGTTGTGTTTGTCGCGGACAACGGCGTCGGACGGATAGTGCCAATGACTTCGGTGGCGTATGCGGCGTTGGGTGATGGCGCGAGCATCACGGTGCCTGGGTCGATCATGCCGAAATACTGCGGAACGCCGGTCGCGGTCTGGCCGGACGGGTATATTACGTCGATTGCGTCGCGCGACATTGGGATGAGCGGCGTTCTAGTGCCATTGGCTGCGGTTGATCCAACCGGCGTAAGAACATTTATGTAATCGACCACGATAAACGTGCCCTGCCCGCTTGGCAGCGTGAAATTGCGGTTGCTTGCGGTCAGCGTAGCGGTTGCATCGGTTATGTTTGTGCCCAACAGGTCAAGTTCGCGGTATATGCGCTGTTCTGCGTAGTCAATGATTGATGGCTCGATTGCGACGAAATTGGGGTCTCCCACAGGCGTGACCATCAACTCTGCAAGAGCGGCTGTGTATGTGGCGTAGGTGTAGGACATTCATTGTGCCTTTAGAAGAATATTAGGAAATTGTTACTTAATGGTACTAAGTTCAACAGATACTTGACGACGATGATGCCTTGTGCGCCCGCGCCGCCCGTTGTTCCGCCACCGCCACCGGCCCCGTAAACACCACCTGCTCCCCCGGTCCCCGCAGTGTTACCGCCGCCACCG